AGTGTTTGAAAAAATCTCACAGCGGCGAGCCAATACCGGCCTTCGTCATCGTTTTGAACTGTAAACGTTCCATTAATTTGTATATCATCAACTTCACTATTTTTATAAGCATGAAAAGGAAAATTACTATGAACAGGTTGTTGCGAACTATAATTTGCTTTGTGTAATACTGTTATTTGTGGTGTATATGGAAAAATAACACCATTGCCTGTAGATACTAATGGATTAAGATAATTTGCTGTTGCTTCTCTAAAAACATCCGTCATGCTTCCTACTGATATTCTAACTCTCCAATCATATGTACTGGCGGCTTTGGCAGAAGTATATCCATCATAGTCTGACGCTTCAATATCGCTTGTATCTTCACCTACACTACGAAATTCGCTATTAAGGAAATTGCTTCCGACTTGTTTGAGACTATCGCCAATTGCTCCTGCGGCTTTACCAAAATCTTTCAATCCTTGAATTACACCGGCGCCAGCGGCGAATAAACTTTTACCTACTTCTACTATAGCAAACGCAGAACCTATTGCTCCTAATGCTTTTTCAAGACCGTTTGATTCTGGCTTACCAGTTATACCAAATCTATAACTTCCGCTTCCACTGGTAGGTCCTGTTTGATTGTTAAGACTCGGATCAATTCCGACTGAATTAGGGTCAGTTCCTGTTCCAGCAAGGTTATAAATCTTCCAAGAAGTGTTTGTCGGAGCGGAACCTGTTATTTGAACAGAGTTTCGAATTCCTGTTCCTCCTGCTGATGCAATTCCTGCTGTGCTTCGTGTATTTGTCGGTAATGCCATTTTGGTAAAATTTCCTTATTAGTTTGGTACTTTACTCTATTTATTTCTAGAGAAATGTGCTATTATATAAGTATTAATGGAGTTCCAATATATGACACAAAGAAGAGTGAAATACCTAAACAACAAAGACCTTTTGAAAGAAATCCATAAATCTAAGAACACTTATTGCTCTTACGTTTCACCTGAATACCATCAATTCGATATTATTCTACCAAGTTTAGAAAAAATTAACCGTTTAACCATCGCAGAAGCAAAAAGAAACCAAGCAAAGCGATTAGGTACAGCAAATTTTGAACAAGCAAAAGAACAGAACAAAAAAGTAGTTGCTAAAGATTTTGAAATTGATTACAGAAAAGTCGACAAAACAGATTTAATTTTTAGAATTATGACATTTGAGCATGTCCCACTTGCTCCGGGTCGTAAAAAAACAGTAAAAACAGTAGCAGACGCACACGAAAGAGTAAATTTTCCACCATTCCAGCATTGGAAGTACGATGAAAATGACAATCTAATATGTGTAGGTAAAAGCCACTGGGTTGGAGGAATGCAAAACGGATATTTTTCTAAAACCAACGGTCAAGCAACCAACGAACTTGCTAGGATGTGGATGAAATTGTGTGAGCGTTATGCTACACGCGGTAATGTTCGTGGTTATACATATAACGACGAAATGCGTGGTCAAGCAATTCTACAACTAGCACAGATTGGTTTACAGTTTGACGAATCAAAATCAAACAATCCGTTTGCTTATTATACTGCCGCTGTTACAAATAGTTTTGTTAGAATTATTAATATCGAAAAACGCAATCAAAACATTCGTGATGACATTCTTGAAATGAACGGAATGAACCCAAGTTGGACTAGACAAAATGCTAACGAAAACCTTGGCGTTGATCCTGGCAAGAATGGTTCAGATTAATACTTGACTTCTTCACAAAAAGAACTTATACTAGTATAGGAGAATGAAATAATGGCGCTATTTAAGAAAGCGGCTTGCTTTACTGACATTCATTTTGGTATGAAGTCTGGTAGTAGAATTCATAACAAAGACTGCGAGGACTTTGTAGAATGGTTCATTGAAGAAGCCAAAAAAGAAAACTGTGAAACTTGTATATTTTTAGGTGACTGGCACCACAATCGTGCGACTACTGATGTTAGTACGATGAACTATAGTGTTAGTAATCTAGAAAAACTTAACAACGCATTTGATAAAACCTATCTAATGCTTGGTAATCATGACGAGTTTTACAAAGACAAACGAGAAATTCACAGTTTAGAGTTTGCTAGACTGTTTCCTAATATTGTTCCTGTTAATCATCCTATAACTGAAGGTGAAGTCACACTGCTACCTTGGTTAGTAGGTGATGAATGGAAGAAAGTTAAAGATATTAAATCAAGATATGTTTTTGGACATTTTGAATTGCCATTATTCTACATGAATGCTATGGTACAGATGCCTGATCACGGTCAACTACAAGCAGACGACTTTGTAAATCAAGAATATGTTTTCTCTGGACATTTCCACAAGCGCCAAACCAAAGGAAACATTACATACATGGGAAATGCTTTTCCACACAATTATGCCGATGCTTGGGATGATGAGCGTGGAATGATGATGCTCGAATGGGGCGGTAAGCCAGAGTATCGTAGTTGGCCTGATCAGCCTGTTTATAGAACATACAAATTATCAAAACTACTAGAAGCGCCAGACGATCTACTTAAAGAAAAGATGCACTGTCGTGTAACAATTGATGTTCCTATTAGTTTTGAAGAAGCAAATTTTATTAAAGAAACGTTCATGCCACAATATAAATTGCGTGAACTTATGCTTATTCCAGAAAAAACTGAAATTGAAAGTCAAGATATACAGCCAATTGATTTACAGTTTGAAAGCGTTGATACTATTGTTGTAAATCAAATTACAAATATTGATTCAGAACAATACGATCAAAAATTGTTATTGGAGATCTATAATAACCTATGATTAAAATTAAAAATCTCACAGTTCGTAATTTTATGAGTGTCGGTAATCAAACTCAAGCAATTGATTTTGATAAAGGCATGCTAACTCTTGTACTAGGCGAAAACTTAGATCTTGGTGGTGACGATAGCGGTGCTAGAAACGGTACTGGTAAAACAACCATTATTAACAGTTTAAGTTATGCTATCTATGGTGTTGCTTTAACAAATATTAAAAGAGACAATCTAATTAACAAAATTAACAGTAAAGGTATGCTTGTAACTGTTAGTTTTGAAAAGAACGGTGTAAATTACCACATCGAAAGAGGTCGTAAGCCTAATATTCTAAAACTAAATGTTGATGGTGAAGAATATTCAGCAGACGATGCTGACGAAAGTCAAGGTGATAGTAGACAAACACAAAAAGAAATTGAAAAACTGTTTGGTATGAGTCATGATATGTTCAAACACTTAATTGCGTTGAACACATATACTGAACCTTTTCTTGCTTTGAAAAACAATGACCAACGTACTATTATCGAACAGTTACTTGGTATTACAATTTTATCTGAAAAAGCAGACGCACTAAAAGAACAGGTAAGAATTAGTAAAGATCTTATACAACAAGAAAACACAAAGATCGAGACTATTAAAGTAAGCAATCAAAAAATTGAAGAATCTATTCAAAGCCTAGAAAGAAAACAAAAACTATGGCAAGATAACCATACAAATGATGTAAACGATCTTTCTCAAAATATTCGTTTGTTAGAAAAGATTGACATTGACGCAGAAATTGACGCACATAAATGTCTTGAAAATTTTAATGAAAAGAAAAAACGCTTAGAAGAAGCACAACGTTGGATTGCTAACATTGAAGCAGATAATACAAAGCAAGAAAAAACTATTGCTAAACTAGATAAAGAAATACTTCTATTAAAAGAACACAAGTGTCATGCGTGTGGACAAGAAATACACGACACTACACAAGAAGAAATACTAAAAAGCAAAGAAGATCAAAAACAAGAAGCCGCTTTACAAGTTATAACAAATAATACACAGTGGGAAGAACATTCAAAAGTTGTAAGTGATATCGGAGAACTTGAAACTTGTCCACCTACACAGTACGACAGTTTAGAAGAAGCAGTTAATCATAGAAGCACACTGGCTAGTTTACAGAAAGAACTTGAGAAAAAACAAGAAGAAACTAATCCGTATGAAGAACAGATTGTAGAACTAAAAGAAACTGCTCTACAGGAAATTAATTGGGACGCTGTAAACGAACTTACTAAAGTAAAAGAACATCAAGAATTCTTGTATAAACTGCTTACAAACAAAGATAGTTTTGTAAGAAAGCGTATTATTGATCAAAATCTAAGTTATTTAAATATGCGTCTTACTTACTACTTGAGCAAGATAGGTTTGCCACACACAGTGGAATTTCAGAACGATCTAACAGTGATTATTACACAACTCGGGCAGGACTTAGACTTTGATAATCTCAGTAGAGGTGAACGAAATAGACTCATTTTATCAATGAGTTGGGCGTTCCGTGATGTTTGGGAAAGCCTATATCAAAGCATTAATTTATTGTTTATTGACGAACTAGTGGATAGTGGTATGGATTCAAGCGGTGTTGAATCCAGTATTGCTGTATTGAAAAAAATGACTAGAGAACGTGATAAAAACGTGTTCTTAATTTCACATAGAGATGATTTAGCAACTCGTGTTAATCAAGTTCTAAAAGTTATAAAGGAAAACGGATTTACATCATATTCAAATGATGTTGAACTGGTGGAATGAGTACAGAATCACATGACAAACTTATAAGAGCATTTCAGGAATACTTTAAATGGCAAGATAAGTTCGAGTATAGCGGGTCTGATGCCGCAGGCATCAAAGCACGTTATTGGTTAAGTGAAATACGAAATTTTTCTAGTTTAAGGCGAAACGAAATACAAGATCTAAGGCAAAAAAGAAAGGCAGCCAGAAAAGGCGTAATAGGTAGACCCAAGAAAGTAAGTAATGCTGATGACGACGAATCCGGCATGGACTTACCAAAATAAACCACTAGATAGTATTCCAGACGAATACGAAGGGTTTGTCTACCTCATCACAAACACACAGACTGGGCAAAAATACATAGGCAAAAAACTAGCCAAATTCAAAACTACTAAACCGCCACTCAAAGGCAGAAAAAACAAACGCAGAGGCACTAAGGAAAGCGATTGGAAGGACTATTGGGGTTCATCAGATCGTTTACAAGCAGATGTCGACGCACTAGGCCCAGCAAACTTCACCCGAGAAATACTATATCTTTGTACAAACAGGGCAGAAATGTCCTACATAGAGGCAAGAGAGCAATTTGACCGCCGTGTATTAGAAAGAGACGACTATTATAACGGAATTATTAATGTGAGAGTAGGCGGATCAGACAAATTGCGTAAGGCTTTACTAGAGCAAGAGGCAAAGAACACTACCAAATAAGCCCACACCGGCGCAGTTATGGTGTCCAGAATCCCTGGTGATGTCGCAGGGTACGGAAGTTGGTTGGTAGCAACGATTTCAGCAACTATCCTTTACAGGACGATGATCGGATATGCCTTCATAAAACCGGTTTTGCTGTCAGAACAAGATTAAAAAAGGCTAAAAGAGCGGGTAACTCCCGCAGGTTTATAGTATAAGTTAGCGTTTGTATTATAAACTGCCGTTGTACATAAGAAACTAAGACGGATTGAGTAGGTATAGGATAACCGCCTACGCTATGCATTATAAAGTAAGCATTGTAGATCTAACGCTATTGTGACTGTGCGAACTCAGATGATGTTCAAAATTCACTCTTTGGCCCGGCAACGGGCTAATTGTGACCATACAATCTAGATGATGCTAAAATTGCTTCGCAATTAATAATAAACATAAATATCAATAATAAGAAAATGTCTTTGAGCGATAGCGATAAAGACAAGTGAGCGTTAGCTCACTTAATAGCGTTATAAATATAGGATCTTAGAGATAGTAATATGAAACTGAATCAATTAGAAAACATCGAACATCTAGATGAAGCACCGCAAGGGTTTTTAAAAAGAACAGCACTTAGAGCTAGATCGGCTTTTGGTGGTGATGGAGGTGCTTCTGCTAAAGGACAACTACAAACAGGTGAAATTGCCAATAAACTAAAAGGCGAATATATGACGTTTGTAGGTCGTGTTGCGGCAAAATATGGACCTAAACCTACTACACAAACACTACTTGCTTTCCTAAACAAAAAAGGCATTGACACTAAAGAAGTTGCTGGCATGATTGATAAAGAGTTACAGGCTCTTAACCCTCAACAACAAGAGCCAGAACTAGGCCCAGAATCAGAACTAGATAAAATTAATCCAACAAATTCTACAGAGCCAGAAGAAAACCCGCTGTCAATGAACAAAAAAGATGATGTTAATATTGATACACCTGTTAAGAAAAGAAAAAAGACAGGCGGTAGACAAAAAGGCGGTTTATCTAATACAACGAGTGCTATCTATCAGCGCAATAAGAGAGCAAAAAAGAATCAACAATTAGAATTACCTATGGGCGTCGAATCAATATACAGCGAAGAGTCACAGCGTTATAGAAAAAACTTTGAACGCATTGACTGGTCACTAAAGGAAGACGCAGAATAT